TGCGCACCGTCGCCATGATGTTCAGCGTTCCGATGTCGGCAACGGCCGTCTGCGCGGGCCCGGTCAGCGTGATGCGCACGGTGTCTGCCGTGGTGCGGGCGCTGCCGATGCGCAGCGCATAGACCGGCGCGGCCACGCCTGCGGCGGTCTTGCTCGCCGCGATGCGCCAGCGAAACATCGTTCGGGCCTGCACCCCGGTGCTCGGGATGAGCAGGCTGCTGTCGGTCACGTAGGTGTCTGCAGCGAACCCCGACTGGGTGGCGATCGCCGCATTGCTGCTGAAGCCGTTGGCCCGGCCGGTGTCGTCCTTCCACATGAGGATCTTGGCCGTGGGGTCGATGAAGATGACGCCGTAGCCGGCGGCCGGTGTGGCCGGCGTCTGGTTGGCGAGGACGACATTGCCCATTGAGTTATCCCACGATGACGATGGAGCCGGTGCCGTCCAGCGTGAGCACGTCGGTGGCACCCAGAGTCAGCACCAGCGGCTGCACGCGGCCGGTGCCCGTGGCGATGGTGATGGAGCCGGGGGCATAGGCCGGATCCGCAGCCACCACAGCCACGTCTCCCGAACCCAGCAGGCTGTTGCCGTTGACGGTCTTGATGTTGGTGCCCGACACCAGCGGCGCCTGGTAGTCGGTGCCGGCCACTGCCGCCGAGACTGCGGTGCCGTTGCCCTTCAGGAGCCCCGTGATGCTGGTGGACAGGGTGATGGCGGGCGTGGTGGTGGCGTTGGCGACGGACCCCGCGAAGCCGTTGGCGCTGACCACGGACACGGTGGTGACGGTGCCGCTGCCGCCGGCCGTCGCATTGAGCGTGGTGCCGCTCATGGTCAGGCCCGTGCCCAGCGTGATCTCCTCCGGGTCTCCCGCGCCGCCCGCCGCTCCGCGCCCGATCAACTTGGACGCCGCCGACACGTTCTGCATCTTCGCGTAGGTGACGGCATCGTTGGCGATCGTGGTGGCAAAGGAGCCGGTCCCCGAGCCCGTGACGTTGCCCGTCAGCGTGATGGTCTGGTCGCCCGTGTTGGTGCCGCTGCTGGTGCCGCTGAACGTGCCGCTCTGCGTTGCCAGGGTGCCCAGCCCCAGCGTGGAACGCATGGCGGCTGCGTCCGCGTCATCCAGCAGCGTGCGCGCGAAGGCCGAGAAGTCCGTGACCGCCGCCACGTCGACCCCGGTCCAGTAGATCAGCTTGTTGGCCGCCGTCGCCGCGCCGGCAACCGCCGTCAGGGTGGCGTCCAGCGGCTGCTTGGTCGCAAGGCCGGCGGTGAGCGCAGCCGTGGTCGCCTTGCGGGTCTCCAGCCCCTCCAGCGCGCCCTGCGCGTCCGTCTCCGTCATGCCAGCGAACGGTGTGACGACGATGTTCGAGGCCGGAATGCCGCCCAGCATCAGGTCGACTCCGCGTTTTACGATATCCAGCTCCCGGCTGGCCTCTGGCGTTAACGTGAGGTCCTTGGCGACACACCAAGGCATGCGGCGGAACTTGCCCAGATTCGGTAGCGTGCGCAAGATCGTCGCCATCAGCCGCCCCTGCCCTTCGCAACGCGCGCATTGGCGCCGAAAATCGCCCGCTTCACGGGATCGGTGATGCTGATCTCGAACGACCACGCCCGGCCCTGCCCAAGGTTGTGGAAGCGCACCTGCTTGCCGTACTGCCCGGTCTTGCCGATGCTCTTGGGCTGCCACGTGCTGGGCACCTTGGCATCGTTGCGGTAGTAGCGCATCAGCAGCTTCGGGTCGGCGCAGTCCGCATTCGCCACGCCCGTCTCGCAGTCGATCTGCAGCTCCTGCATCGTGAGCGGCCGGCCCTCGTCGTAGATCGCAGGCGCGCGTCGGATCAGCGGAATCAGGTCGCCCGCGTCGGTATAGGCGTCCATGCGCAACTCGTAGACCTTGCCGCTCTCCCAGTCGCCCACCAGGTGCTTGCCGGCGGCGAAGACGTGCGTGGCGCTGCGGTGCCGGTGCAGCTCGTTGAAGGCCGGATCGCGCCACAGCCACTCGGCCCACAGGCCGGAAGCCGCGTCGAAGAACCAGGTGGCGTCCGCGGTGGGAAACGTGACCACGTAGAAGCTGTGCCCGTCCATCTGGAAGGTGTAGGCGTAGGCGTCCGCGATGGTCGTATAGGTAGAAATGGCATGCTCCAGCGCGTGGGTGGAAAAGCGCTGCGGGTTGCCGCCCTGCGTGCGGATGAACACGCCGTGGCCGTCCTTGCTGCGCGACAGCCACACCACCGAGTTGTCGAAGGCGCAGACGGTCCAAGGTGAGACCGTGCCGTACTCGATGAAGCTGGATCCTGAGCGCTGGAACGGCTGGTCCGGGTCGGCCACGTTGTCGAACACCTCGCCCGAGTCGGTGCCGATGAACCACATCTGCCCGTGATCGGCCACGCCGCCCACCAGGTCGTCCGGGTTCCCTTCGACCGCGGCGAAGTCCAGACCGTCCCATGCAATTCCGCTGTTGGGGTTCTCGCTCCAGTGGAACAGCTGGCTGCCGTCGCCCCAGACCACGAAGTAGCCGTTGAGAAACGCGGCGTTGGTGACGCCGTTGGGGAAGTCGGGGTCGATGATCTCGGAGAGCAGCGTGCCCGTGACCAGCCAGCCCTTCACGCCGTCGACGATCAGCACCTCGGTGCCATTGGACGCCATGCCCACGCGGCCCGTGGAGGTCGTGATGGCGCCGCAGTCGACCACCACGCCCGCGCCGTCGCGGCGGAAGACGTGGTTGCCGCTGACGAAGTAGCTGTCGTCGCGCTGCTTGAAGGCGCCGCGGTGCGGGCCGGTGCCCATGGTGTGGGCCAGCACGAGGCCCGGCATGCCGTAGATGCCAGCGGGCGCGCGTGGGCTGTCCGCGGGCTCGACGTAGGCGTTCACGGTGCGCTCGGCATCCGCGTCAGGCGAGCGGGAGGGGGCACTGGGGCCGATGAACGGGATCTTCACGGATTGATCCAGTAGCCGTCAGGGGGCATGCCGTAGGGCCAGCCCTGCGTCTCACCCTCGACAAACACGTAACCCATGGCCAGCGTGGTCGTCACGCCCGCGATCTCGCCCACAAGGCGATACCACGTGCGGCCGACAGAATCATCGGGCACCACGAACTCGGTCCCATAGGTGAAGGTGGGGGCGCCCTCGCTCGTAACGAAGCGCGCCCCCGTGACCGCAATCGGCGTGGTGTCGCCGTCGTGCTCGTAGACCACCACGGCCAGCGTGGCCTCGTCGCCTTGCGCCAGGCGGATGTCGCGCCGCTTGCTGCCGTCCAGGGCTACGCTGATGGTCGTGGGCATGGTCAGTACGCCTCCGCGGTGCGCGGACCGCTGCGCGGGATGTGGACGTAGGCTTGCAACAGGCGCATGGCCATCTGCGGCCACGTGCTGACGTTCACGGCCGAGGCGAAGTCGTCCGCCCCTAGCGCCCCGGCCATCAGGAGATACCCCTCCTGCACGTCCACCGGGATGTCCGCGAGCGTCCAGCGCACCAGGCCCTCGGCCTTGAAAACGCCGTGCGCCGCGAGCAGCTTCTCCAGCGCCTTCTCGAGGTCGGCGCCCTCGGCCGCCTCAGCCTTGTCGAGAACCTGCAGCTTGTGCAGGAGCCGGCTGGCCATGGCGGTCAGGAGTGGTCCAGCGGCCATACTGGGTTACCGGCGGGGCTGGCGGCCCTGCTTTTGCGCCTCGGCCCGCTCGGCTTCCGCGGCCTGGCGAGCGGCCTCTGCCTCGGCGGCCTTCTTCGCCTCGACTTCCGCCAGGGCCGCCTCGGTTGCCTTGTCCAACTCGCTCTTGATCTTGGCGTCCTCCACCTCGTCGGAGGCTTCGGTCGTCACCTCGAAGTGCGGGTGGTTGGCCAGCTTGCGCCGGGCCATCTCGTTGTTGAGGGTCACGGCCTCCCCGAGCGGGAAATCCTGGCCGTACATGTGCACGGACGCATGCTGCTCGCCGGGCACGCCCTTGAAAGTTGCCTTCATATTCATTGCGGGCCGAGGTTGCCCCCGGCCCTTCCGTTTCAGGTGTTGCGGGGCAGGAACGTCACGATGATCGTGATCGTCACGGCAGCGGTTGCGCCGGTGCCGGTCATGCGGATGTCCACCGTGTCGTTGGTCGACAGCACCAGCGGCTGCGCCGTCGCCGCCGACATGCGAACCACCCCGCCGGTGACGGACGCAGCCGCCGCGACGAAATAGTCCGTGTCGCCGCCGTAGCCCACCTCGAACGCCCCGGAGGCGCCGAAGCCGCTGTGCACAACCGTCACGTCGGTGATCACCGATCCGGCCTGGATCAGGCCCGACTGGATGATGTCGCCGGAGGCCGGCGCCGCCGTCGACACGTAGGTCGATGCCAGGACCTTGGCCGATTGGCCGTCGCCCACGCCAGGCATCTGCTCGGTCTGACTGGAGACCTTGGTCGCTTGAAGGATTGCCATGGTGTGTGCTCCTTACAGGTCCGCGACCGCAGAAGTGAACACCGTGACGACCCCGTTTTGCACGAGGTTGCCGGTGTCCGTGGTGGTGCTGGTGCCGAACATGAGCTTTTCGATGCCCCGGATCTCCTGCACGCCCACGCCGTGGCGGAAGTTGTAGTCCCGCACGTCCGTGGTGGACTTCAGCCGCTGCGCCCACGCGGCGCCCAGCGCCTGCGCACCGCACAGGAAGTTGAAGCCCACGTCGATGCCACCGGCGCCCGCGCCGGCCAGGATGCCGCCGTTGGTAGGCAGGCGCCCCGTGCTGGCCGGGATCGCTGCATCGAGTTCGGGGATCTCCCGGATGATCACGCCGTCCCACAGCAGCGAGCCGCCGGTGAACAGCGGGTTCGTGTCGGCACCGCGAACGCGAGCGTCCCGGTTGGCCTGCACCATGGTGGCGTCGGTGGCCAGGTCGCGGAAGCTGCGCGGGTTGGCGAACATGAGGAACCACTCCTCGTCCTCCTCGCGCGTGCGCGTGGGCATGATCCGCGGGGAAGCCGACTGCGCCATACGCTTTGCCAGCGACACCACAGCCGGCGTGAGCTTGTCGGCCGTGTTGTCCACGGTCAGCAGGGCCGTTGCCACCACACCGGACACGCCGTTGGATTTGGCAGAGCCGAACAGCACCCGGTCGGCGTTGGCCACCAGCCAGGCGTTGCGCTCGGCAGCCGTCGCAGCTTCCCAGGACACCATGGTGCCGGCCGCGTTGGGCACGGACTTCAGCGCCCGGATCACGTCCTCGCGCATGCGCTCCTGTGCCCAGGTTCGCAGCGCCGGGCGGGCCGCATCGCGCAGCGCCATCGCGGACTTCTGCTCGTCCCAGTCCGTGACCACCACCGCGTTGCGCAGCGGGCTGATCGCCACCGTCATGGAGCGGGTGTCCAGTTCGGCCTCGTTGCCCTCCAGCACGGTGTTGCCCGTCACGCCACCCGAGAGCGAGCGCACGGCGCCGAAGGCGATGCGGTCGCCCGGCTGTCGGCCCAGCTGCTCGCGCACCTGGATCACGTTGTCGGGCGAGGTGCCCATGTAGCGGCGGAACCGGTTGGTCCGCACGTATTCCGTGAAGAACTGGTCGTCCCATACCTGGGGCGTCAGTCCTGCACGCGCAGTTGACTCGGCCATCTAGGCCTCCTTCAGTTGTTGAACAGGTTTTCCATCGGCGTGGGACCTGTGAACGTGGTGCCTCGGGCACCAGCGGATCGCGCGCCGGCCAGGGACTGCGGGAGGTTGGGCGCGGCTGGCGCGGCGGCTGGAGTGGCTAAGGGGTTGGCGGCGAGTTCGGCGCGCACACGCTCCTCCACCTTCTTGCGGAAGGCTTCGGGGTCCGTGCCGATCTCGTCCATGGCCAGCAGGCGCTTGCCCTGCTGCACCACCGCGTCCCACGGGTCAGGGCTGCCCACGATCTGCTGGTACAGCGCGGGGTTCTGGGAGAACTCCTGCTGCACCCGCTGCCACGCCTTGTCCACCGTCTCGGTCCCGTGGTCCCTGCGCGCCGCCCTTTCGGAGGCGTTGAGGACCACGTTCTCCATGCGCTGGACTTGCGCCTGCATCGGATCGATCTGCTGCGGCTGCCCTTGCTGGCCCTGTTGCCCCTGCTGGAAGCGCTGCAGCTGCTCGCGCAGCATCCGCGCCTCCGTCTGGGCCTCTGTGGCCTTGCCCTTCCAGTCGTTGCGTTCACCACGCACTGCCTCCAGTGCGTCGAGCGGGACCTGTCTGTCCGTGCCTGCGGCCGGCGGCGCCGCGGTGCCTGGCTCCTCGGGCGGCGGGCTGGGGGGCTGCTCTTGCGGCTCCGGCGGCTGCTGCGCGGGGGGTTGGGCTTCGCCCGGATTGGTCTGCTGGCCCTCGGGGGGCAGCGTCTCAAACACGTCATCCATGGTCTCGTTCCTTTCACGCGCCCGATTGGCCCGGCGGCGGCATCTCGCTAAACGCCCGATACACCCGGCGGCGGTGGAACGCCCGTTTTGTCCCCCGGCGGCGGGGTTTCGGCTGTTAGCCGTGATTCGCGAAATCGCCGTGCACCATGTCGGCTGCAAGGCAATAGAACTCATGGGCAAGCTGCGGCGTCTCGAACACGCCGAGGTGCTTTTTCTTGCCGAAGTACCTGATGACAGCGACCGGGCTGCCGGTGCGCTTGTGGATGTAAACGCCCTTGAAGCCGCTGCGGTTGGTGCGCTGGCGGCCTTGGTTCTGCATGTTCTGGGCGCGAGTGCACACGCGGAGGTTGGCGCGGCGGTTGTCCAATGGATCGCCGTTGCGGTGATCGATGAACGACCCGTCGCGCGGCTTGTTGCCCAATCCAAGCAGGAACCTGTGGAAGTAGACGCTCCTCTTTTCGACGCGCCCCACAGGCCGTTCATGGCAGTTCAGCCACCATGTGATCGAGGAAGCGCGGTCATAGTCCTCGTCATCCACGGTGATGACCGAGAGGCTGTCGCGAATCGGAATGGTTTTCATGGCTGGCAAAAGAAAGCCGCCCGAAGGCGGCTGGTTCATGGAGTGATCTGTGGCTACTGCTGCGGTCCGTTGAGCATTTCGAGCACGGCCTGCTTGGCGATGGCGGCAATCTGCTCGGGCGTCATCGCTGCGGCCATGGCCTCGGCGTGATCGGCTTCGGCGGTGAAGCGCTTGGTGGCGCTGTCGGCGGCCTTGATCGCCAGCTCGCCCTGCTTGTTGGCCAGCTGCTGCTGCAGCCCCTTGATCGCCTCGGCCATCTGGGTCATCTGCTGCCCCATGGCCTGCATCTGCTGCTGCGCGGCGGCCATCTGCGGGTTCTGCTTGTCGTCCTCCCCGCGCATCTTCTTCAGGATCGACTGCTTGTTGCGCAGGCTGGACGCCTCGATGATCGCGTCCGGCGGAATCGGCATGCCGGCCTTGGCCAGCCCCGTCAGTTCGCTGAACTGCTCGGACTGCAACGAGCTGATGTCCGGCCCTTCCTCGATCTCGATGTCCACCGCCAGGCCGTCCGTGCGGTTCTCCACGTCCACAACCTGCTGCAGGCGCGGATCGTTGGGCACCAGTTGCAGCCGGCGAGCTTCGGCTGCCTGCATCTCCGGGGCCATGCGCGACAGGCGCTCTTCCAGCGTGACCGGGCGGTTGAGCCCCACGAAGCGCACGTTCTCGTCGTCATCCGTGACACGCACCCAGGTCTCACCGGTCCAGAACTGGCGCGCTCGCATCCAGGCGGCTGCGTACACGTTGCGCGTCCACGTGCGCAGCTTGTCGTTCTGCGGCTCGATCTCCACCGCGCCGGCCTGCACCTGGGTTTCCAGGGCGCGGCCGCTCTGCTGCCCCTGCGCCTTGCCAGCCATGGCCGCATTCGGGCCGCTGGCCTGCATCTCGTTGATGGCCAGTTGCAGCAGCTGCAGGTTGCCCATGCTCATGTCGGTCGTGGGGATGACGCCAACGTCCTGTCCCCACTGTGCTCCGGCATTGAGCTGCAAATGCCCGTCCGGCAGCGCCAGTTCGGCCTTGGCCTGGTCGACGTCCTCGATCGCCACCTTGTTGCCGAAGGTCTGGCGCGAGTTGATCTGGTGCACGGCCTTGCTGCGCCGCTTGTTGATCTCCTCCTGCGTGGAGATCCAGTCGCGCACCGCGCCAAACCGGTTGTTCTCCTGGTCCACATAGGCGGACTGCAGGATCAGCGAGCACGCCGGCTTGCCCTCGTCGTCCACATAGGGGCTGACCATGGGCGGCTCGATGAAGCCCGCCTTGGTGAAGGTCGCCACCCACCATTCGCCCTCGTACAGGTAGTGAATCTGCACCACCCGCACCCGCGTGCGCTTGCTGTCCACCCACGCCGTCTTGGGCCGGTCGTCGTAGGTCGCGGAGCCCGAGGAGCGCAGCGTCTCGCCCAGCACGTCCTGGTCGCTGCGCTTGGCGTCCCGCCAGATCACGATGCCCTTGTAGGTGGCGTCCGAGAAGTCCGCCTCGCTGCTGTGCGGGTCGTAGAACAGGCGGTCCCACGGCACGCGCTGGACCTTGACCTTGTAGCTGCCGTCGCGCCGCTGCTCCACGGTCACGTCGGCGCCGCCGTAGCCCTCGACCAGCATCTCCTCGTAGACCTTGGAGCGCGTCTCGTTGAACTTGTTCTGGTCGCCAATGAAGCGCAGGGCGTCCGTGGCCGCGTCCGAGGACGGCTCCTCCTTGGGCGTGCGCGGGAACGCCTTGGGGTCGCTGCGCATGCGCTGCTCCACCCCGCACATCGTGGCCACCTTGCGCTTGATGTGGTTGCTGGTGATGATCGGCTGGCCGCGGCGCTTGAGCTTGGCCTTCTCGGCCTCCGTCCACTGAGAATCGTCCCAGTTGTCGTGATACCTGCGATCGCGTTCGCTAAGCTCGCGGGCACGAGTCGTCAGATCCTCGGACTCTTCAAAGTAGCGAATGAGCATCGTCAGATGCTCCCGCTCATCGACTATCGGCGACGACGCCTCCTGCCCGCTGGCAGGCGACAGAAACGGCGTGGGCTCGTCCGCAAGGGCTAGCGTGACGTCGATCTTTGGGTTTCTGACTTCCATGATCAGACGTGGCGAGCGAACGCGCCGTGCAGTGCTTCAGCGGCCATCCGGCGGCAGGCTGCGGCAGCCTCAGGGTCGGTGAACGTGCCTAGATAGGTCCGTTTTCCGTGGGCATCGATGTAGGGCTTCCACTTGTTCTGGCCCGGCTCCTTGAACACCCCCTTGATCCCGCTCCCGCTGGTCGAACGCGTCGCGCGATTGCATTGGTTCTGGCTCCACGTGGCAACACGCAGGTTCTCGCGCCGGTTGTCCGCGCGGTTCAGGTTGATGTGATCGGCAAACTGCCCATCGCCCTTGTGCAGGCCCAGCAAGTGCCGATGCATGAAGATCGTAGCCTTGCGACCACCGCCAATCCTGCGGGTTCGGACGGCGTAGCCGTTACCGTTCAGGTGCCACAGGAAGGCGTTCAGTTCCTCGTAGTCGGCCGCATCCACAGTGATCGCATCGCCCTTGCTGGTGTAGATCGTGCGCGTGTTCATGCCGGCACCTCGTCCTCATCGCCGCGGTTGCGCTCGGCGTGCGCGCGCTGCTTGAGCACCAGGCGCTGTTCGTCCGGCGACAGGACGAACGCCTTGTCATCCGGGCCGGCGCCGCCGACAGCGATGGGAACAGCGGGCAGGATGACCCCGCCATCGCCGGGCGTAGCCGCAGCAGCAGCCATGCGCTCGCCCTCGGTTTGAAGCTCGCGCAGCAGGCGCGGAATGCGCATGTGCTGTGCCAGCGCCGCCCGGATGAACTTCGCAGCCAGCGGCGCCGCCTCGGCCACGCGCGCCTCGCCGTGCCGGCCCTCCAGGCACTCGGCCTGCCACTGCAGGTCGGCGCGGGTGAAGCCGGGCAGCACCTCGAGGTGGGCGGCGCTCACCTGAACCTCCCCACGATCCCCACCGACCCCGTCAACAGATCCACCAGCACCAGGATCGCGATGATGGCGAACACCACCAAGGCGATCGTGCGGAAGGGTGGCGGCAGCGGGATGATCGTGATCACCCAGTAGATCAGGCCAAGGATCAGGATGATGATCAGCAGGGTGATGAGGATGCTCATGCTGTTTTCCAATCGCTTGCTTCGCGGTCTTGATTGAAGGCTCTATCCCACCGGTCCACGTATCCCGCCGCCTTCTTGGCTGGCACCACCGCCGGATGCGCCTCGGTGATTGCCCGGCCGATCACGCTGGCCGCGTCCACCTCGTCGTCATGCGTGCCGGCGGGAAACTTCAGGTACTGCTCGATCACCTCGTCGCCCTCCGGCCCCTCGGGGATCCAGACCTTGCCGTTGCTGGCCATCGCCTGGAAGCTCTGCGCCTTGGTGGGCTTGTCGCTGCCGTGCGGCGAGATCGGCTCGATGCGAACGAAGTTGCCCTCGATTGCCATCTGCCTCTTGATGAACGGCGCCGCTGCCTTCCAGTTGTTGTCGTCCTCAGGGAACCACGCGAACACCCGGTACTTCTTGATCAGCCCCGTGATCGGCGGCGCGTTCCTCGGCGGTGCCTTGTTGCCCACCGTCTTGTCGGCCACCACGTCCAGTTGGCACTGCTCGCGGAATCCGTCGAGCATGTACAGGTCGTTCTCCGCGTCCACGCCCCACACGCGCACGCAGTTGAAGTCGCTGTTGTCCTGCCCTGCCGGCGCGTGGTCGCTGGACACGTAGCGGTTCAGGTGCTTGGGCTCGCTGCCCTTGCGGTAGCGCCGGAACCACTCGCGCTTGAAGAACGTGCCCTCCTGCGGCGCGGGCTTTTGCTGGTACAGGCTCGTCCACGTCCTTCGGTACTGCTGGAACGGCAGCCAGTGCTCCAGGCTGAACCACTCGGGCCACAGCGTCTCGCCCAGCTTGCGCCCCAGTGGGTCGTCTGCGCGGTCGGCGATCGCAGGCAGGCAGATCACCTTCCACATGCGCCCATCGCGGCCCTTGATCAGCCCGCTCTCGCCGTCCCACTTCTCCGGCAGGATGCGCCCTGCCACATCGTCCTCATGCCACCTGGTCTGGATCAGGATCTGCGGCGCCCCTGGGATCAGGCGCGAGCAGAAGTCGTCGGTGTAGGCCTCCCAGGTCTTCTTCCTCACCGGCTCGCTCTCGGCCTCCGCGCGCCCCTTGATCGGGTCGTCCAGCACACCCATTGCGCCGCGGTTTCCGGTCAGGCCCGAGGTCAGGCCGCCGGCCATGAACTCGCTGCCGTTGGTCAACGCCCACTGGTGCGCCGCCTTCTGGTCGCCCTGCAGCCCCATCCCCATCAGGTTGTGGAAGCTGCGCGAGTTGATCAACTGCCGCGCTCGCCTGCCCTGCTTCTCCGCGATCTCGCCCGCGTAGCTGGCCAGGATCACGTTGCGCCGGGACTTGCGCACCATGAACCACGGGATGAACACCACGTCGCTGTAGGTGCTCTTGGCCGACCCCGGTGGCATCAGCACCATCAGGTTGGGGATCCTGCCTGCCTCCACCTGTTGCAGATCGCGCAGCAGCAGCGCATGGTGGGCGGCCAGCGAGTCCAGCCGCATCACCGAGAACCGGTCCTCCTCGCTTTCCTCGGTCAGCGGCACGGTGGGGATGTCCACCATGCACGCGAAGTCAGGCAGGCTGCGCTTGGCTAGCTCCTTGCGCGCGGCCAGGACATCAGCGGGCTTGAACCGGGATGCTGGCGAGGGCGCGGAGCTGCTCGTCGCTGAGAGTGCTTGCATCGATCGTCGTCTGGATCGGCCCACCGTCAGCGCCGGTCAACTCGGTGTGCACGCGCTCGCCGTACTTCTTGTTGGCCAGCTTGGCCGCCCGCCACTGCTTGGACTGCAGCACCACCCGCCCCACATCCGACGCCAGCTTGCGCGTGAGCATCTTCTGCTCGATGTCGCCCATGTCCTCGAAAATCACATCGGCCTGACCCTCTCGCGCGCGCGTGTACTTGGCCTGAAATTCGTCGTGCTGCTGCAACCAGAGCAGGACGCTGGCTCGAGATGGCATATCTGCTCGGGCACAGATGCGGCGCAGCGAGGTGTCGGAGTTGGCGATCTCCTGACAGATGCGGTCGGCCAGTTCTTCCGTGTAGAGGCTGGGCCTGCCCGGTTTACCTGCTGCCACGGCTGCGCATCCTGCGGTACGTCACCACCCGGCGCGGAGGCTTGAGGCCACCACACAGGAGGCCGACAGCGATGGCGATGGTGGTGAAGTTCATGGGTTGGTGCGGCGGCGGGAATCGAACCCAGCGCCTCCGGTCAGTGCATGACGGAACCTGCCGGCGCTCGGCCACGAGCTGCGCCGCTGGGTTGGGCTAAATCGTGCATCCAGGGTGCTCCCGGCGCTTTGCTGCCACGTAGGCTGCGTGTGCCTCCTCGGGCGTGTCGAACCAGCCAAGCCGCTTCAACTGCCCAGCCGTCTGGATCTGCGCCCGATAACGATTTCGGAACTGAGAGACACCCAACAGCCCGAGCTTGTTGTCACGGTGAGGGCGGCGTTGGTTCTGCGTGTTGGCCAGCTGGCTCGCTTCCCTGAGGTTGGCGAATCGATTGTTGGTCTTGTCACCATCGCGGTGGTCAAGTCCATGCGCCGGCCAGTTCCCCGTCACGTACAGCCATGCCAGCCGATGCGCCCGATACCGGTGCCCGTCGACGGAGATGTACACGTAGCCATCACCCTTCTTGGCCGAGGCAGACACTTTCCGCACGATGGTGCGGCGCGTGAACTCACCCGTTTCCGAGTCGTAATGCAGCAGCTCGCGCAGGCGCGCGGCGGTCAGTTCGGTCATGGGATTTGCCTTTCGGCAGAGAGACGACTCTCCCTTGAGAGTCTCTCCAGGGGCTTTACGGGGCGGACCTGGGTGTCGGGCAGAGAGTCCGCGGTCGACAACTTGAGCAAGTTGTGGCTCCGCTGGTCGCGATTGTAGCCACAACTTCCCGTGATGTGGAACAGCCCTACTGTAAGCCGATGCCGTCATTTCAGCCGCCGCGCTTGCATTGGTCGAGGTACGTGGCCAGGCGCTTGCCGTCCTCGCCATAGGGCGGGCGCAGAGTGCCGCGGCCCTGGCATTCGTGACAGGTATGGGTGGAGGTCACGTTCGTGCCGGGGATCAGCGGCGCCCCCCTGCCCTCGCAGACCTTGCACGTGGGGTCCAGCCAGTAGCGCAGGACGGTGGCTGCCTTGGCGTCGGCGTCCTCCATGTCCCAGTGGATGGCCTGCAGCGTGAGTTGCGCGGCTATCACAGGCAGATCGTGCAGGCGGGCGATGGCGGCGACGACGGCGCGGTAGTAGGCGCCAGCCAGCTCGTGCTTCTCGCGCGTGGCTTGGAGGCGTGCCTGGTCGCGGGTAAAGCCCAAGGCCATGAGTTGGGCGGGCGTGCGGGGGCGACGTCGTGCTGGCTTCTCGCGGTCCCACTGCGCAACCAGCCGCACAAGCTCGGTGCCAAGGCGCTTCTTGCTCCATGCCATGGCCGCGAGGATATCGGGGGCTGACGGCGGAAAGTCGGAGTGGCGCATGGTCATGTCGGAAGTGGAGCAGGCCACGTCGTAGCGCTCCATTCGGTCTGGACGATCGGTGTTGAGGCTCATAGAACCGCTCCTGCATGGAACTCCTCCTTTGCCCGTTGATACGCTGCCTGCGCCTCTGCGGGCGTGCGGAAGCTCCCGAGGTTGTAGTTCTGGTAGAGCACGGTGATCTTTGCGACGAATCGGCCGCCGTGGCGGAAGACGCCGATAGGCAACTGCTTCCCGGCTCTGGGCCTGACGGCGTTCTGTGCGTTCAATGAGCAGTCCGCTTCCCGGAGGTTGGCGATGCGGTTGTCGGTTCTAACGCGGTTGATGTGGTCGACCATCTGCGACGGCCACACACCGTAGACGTAGAGCCATGCCAACCGGTGTGCGAGGTATCTCACGCCGTCAATGCCGATGTAGACATAGCCAACCTTGCTGTTGGCGCGGACGCCAGTGACGACACCAGCGGGAGCGTTGCTCCCTTTCGAGACCAGCCATCGAAACAACCCCGTCTCGGGGTCATACGCGAGCAGATCGCGCAGTCGATGCGAGGTCAGTTCCTCGCGGGTTGGCTTGTCGTTCAGCATGTGCGCCTCCCGGCGACCTTCTCCCACTCCTCGTAGGCGTGGCGAGGGTTGAAGCCGCAGCCGAAGAGGAAGGGCATGATCAGGTTGCCGCGGCAGTCTTGGATGCGCACGGCGCAGTACCACAGGCCGTGGTGCAGCAGGATGCGTGGCTTGTGGCTCATGCGGCCTCCGCAGGTTCCATGTGGAACACGGACACGTCCACGCCTGGCGTCTGCGCATAGCGCTTGCGCTTGCGCACCTCCACGACCTGCACGTCGTCCTTCCAGACCACGCCGTTCAGGCCGTCGAACACGCACTTCTCCACGTTGTCGATATCGGGCTTGGTGGCTGGGTGAAGGAGACCAGCCAGTGCAGCGGCGCGCCTCTTCTTCGACCAGCTGGTGGGCGCCATGACGCGGATGTCCAGAACCACCGTGCAGGCGTCCAGCAGGATCGGGCGGCCGGCCATGGCCTGGTGCGCTGCGTGGGCCACCAGCGACTCGTAGTTGAGGGTCTTGGTGGGCGTGCGCAGCGTGGTGTGACCGGCGAAGGATCGGCCGGCGATGGGGCGCTGCTTGCCGACTGGCGGGCCTGGGATGGTGAAGGAGATCATGGCCGGCGGGGGCGCGAGCCGGTATCGACTGGGTGAAGGGCGCGCTCAGGATCTGATGGGTAGATGGCACAGCCCCGGCCGGTGTATTCATGAACTCCGGGGATTTCGGACAGCTTCATTGCTTTTGCCGCGAACATCCCCGCGGCGTCGGCCAAGCGCCAGCCGATGGCGTCGGCGTAGCGTTTCGGATCAGCCCGCAGCATCCGTGCCGAAGCCTCCAGCAGTTCGGCCATTTCGTCGTACGGCGAGTGCGGCAACGCTGCCAGTTCCTCCATGCTCAGAATTTGTATGGGCTGGTTTTCAATCACGGCGCACTCCGTTTCCCGTTCCCACTTTCCCATCGCGTTTCCCTGATGGGAATTCCCGACCTCGGTTTTCCCATTTCCCACCCCCTTTCAGGGGGTGGGTGGCGAAATGGGGAAAAAACCGACTGGTTTTCCCACTGGCAATTCCCATCAGAATTCCCATCACTCGGTCTCCTTGGTAGTCATGAGGGCGGCGGCGATGTTGTGCAGATGGATGCGGCCGGCCGACTCGGTGATGGTCTTGCCCGCCAGGCGCTGCAGCGCGCGGTAGATGGGGGAGGTGTTGAAGCCCTGGGACTCCAGCGCCTTGACCAGATCGCGGCGCAGCATGGTCTGGTTGGGAGCGAAACGCAGCAGCCCGCACAGGGCCACGTCCAGTTCGTTGCCCCGCTCCTTCTTGGCCTTGGGCGCTGGCTTTTCGTCGGTCAGCTCCACCACGCAGGTGGTGACCGGCTTGCCCCACTGGTCGAGCATGCCCATCTTGACCACGGAGAACTTGGCGGTGATGGACTCGCCGCGGGTCGGGAGATCGCGCTGCTTTTTGATGGCGGCGGTGTGCAGCTTGGTGGCTTCCTCGGCCGTGACCTCGATCTCGGTATCGGTGGCGGCCTTCAGGCTGGAGTGGCCGCGAGAGCCCTTGGCGGCGTCCTTGCCGCTGTGGTGGATGAACATGACATGGGCGGCGGTGGCCGCGCGGATCTGGTCGGCATGGGCGATGACCGCGCTCATGTCCTCGCTGGCGTTCTCGTTGCCGCCGGCAAAGGCGCGCGCCAGGGTGTCGATGATGATCAGCGTGACGGGGCAGCCGTAGTGGGCCTCGACGGCGCGGCAGGCGGCCACCACGCGGCGGGCGTCGGCGTTGGGCTTGAGAAGGTTGACCGCCACCGGCACCACGGCCAGCTTGGGCGACAGGTTGTACTTCTGGCGCCAGGCCAGAAGGCGCAGCTTGATGGACTCGGCGCCCTCGCCGGCCACGTACAGGACGGCGCCGGGAACGGTGCGCTTGCCCAGCCACGGGATGCCGCAGGCCAGGCAGCAGCCCATGTCGCAGGCCAGGAACGACTTGCCGGAGTTGGATTCGCCGTAGATAACAGACAGGCCGCCTTGCGTGAGGACGTCCTCCACCAACTGCGCCATGACGATGGTGGAGCCGTCGATGGCCTCGGCGAACACCAGTGGCAGGTCAGTGGCCGCGTCATTGGCGGCTGGCGCCTCCTGCTTTTCAAGGGGATTGATCCATCCCTTTTCCCTGGCACGGAACAGGATGGTCTGGTAGTTGATCGGCTTGTCGCCGCGGGGCTGGAGGGTGGCCCACTTGTGGGCGGCCTCGCGCGAATCGAAGCGCGGCGACATCTGCCCCCACTCCAACCAGATGCCCCGGCCCACGTCGCCCAGCGCCTTCAGGGCCATGCCGAAGTGGATCCACAGGTCGTAGTCGTCGGGATCGAAGTAGGCGAGCGCGGCGCGCAAGTCACGCCGCTGGTTCTCATCAATAGTCTGGACCGACGGGGCAGCGTCGTCCCGTGGTTCTGCCGCCTCGCCGGCCTGTTGCGTGATCCACGCCTGAAAGGCGGGCGACATGGGCCGCAAGACGTTATCGGCCAGGATGTTGCCCGTGATGGTCACGAAACCGCTGACGCCGAATAGCTCGAGGTTTCGGTTGGGGCCGTAGCGGTGGTGAGCCTTGCGGGACTCCAGCTGGCCATAGACGAGGATGCGAACGCCCCCGCCGCTGGGGCTGAATTCGGTGTAGCTGTCGGCCTCGGTGACGATGGCGGCAGCCTGGGGGATCAGGTCACCGTTCTCCACGCAGTTATCGAGGTCGATGGCCTTGACGGGGGAGTTGGGCAGGACTGCGAAACCCACCCCGTCAAAACCACCGGAGCGAAAGCGCGCTAGGGCCGCGGGAAATTCGACCAGTTGCTCCAGATCGGCCTGGCCGCCCTGCGCGCCGTGGCGCTTTACGCCGCTTGCGTAATAGGGGATCTTGCCCATCTTGCCGCCCTTGGCCGGCTCGTAGCGCCAGACGACCCATTGGCGGTAGCGGCGGATTTCCTCGGGGACATGCAACTGCAGCCGGTCGGCCAGCGCTTCGACCACCGAGCCGTTGGAGCCCGGGACTGCCATCATCCCTGCCCTTTCAATACCCGCCTGAGTGCTGCAATTTCCTCCTTGGCCAGCCGAAGCTCTTTCTCGGTTTCGGTCTCGCGCTTGCGCAGTGTGTTGATGTCGTAGCCGCGGTCATGCAGGAGCCACAGAAGCGGCGCGTCGTTGCCGCAGAAGTCCATCAGCTGCAGGAACTTGGGCCAGACCACGCCCTCCTCGCCCGAGAGCCACCGGGACCACTGCGCCTTGTCCACGGGCTTGCCGGTCTTGGGGTCGCGGATGGCGTCCATGACCTGCTTGGGTTCGTGCCCTGCGACGCGGGCGCACAGTGCGATCGCGCTACCCAAGGATTTCTCGCGTGCAACTTCCTGCGGAGTGACCTCGGAGGGGAACGCCAGTTGGTTCACAACGGGCCTCCGCTTGCTTGAGTAGCGTTGAGAGGCTGTGCGACGTTAAAAAAAAGGACGGCGAAGCAGTCACCGCCGGCAGGAGACGACATGGCGGGCATCTCAGGCACCCTCGGCACCAGGTGCAGGCTCGGAGGGCGGCGCAGGCCTGGCGCTGGCGGCATCCACTTTGGCCTCCAGCGCATTGATCTCCTTGGCCGTATCGTCTGCCCACTTATGGAACGAGTCCATCCACCCCTGCAGACCGCGAACTTGCCCCCTCAACTCCGCGATGCCGGAGTCCATGCGCTCGGTGCGCCGATCGATCTCGGACTGTTTACGGTCACGCTCGCGTTCGGCCGACTCTTTTTCAAGCCTGTCGTGGAGCTTGCGGCAGGAGCTGTAGCCCACCGCGTTCCCGATGCCGAAGCCGCCGAGGGCACCCATGAGACCTACTACGAGAGCGAAGCCGGAGGAAGCATCCATGGCTCACCCCACAGTCGGTGCATCGGCAGTGGCCGGTGGTTGGTCCTTCGGCCGTTTGGCCAGTTCCTCGCGGTGCACAGCCTGCAGGCTGCGCCAGTTGCGAGACAGCACGTCGTTCACAGCGCCGCGCCGGATCTTGCTGATGGTGGGTTGCGGGATTCCAGTGCGCTCGGCGATCTGGTCCTGCGTGAGCCCCCAGTCAAGGAGGTCTTGAACGAAGTCGCGGGCTTCCATGGGCGGGCATTCCTTTGCGCCTATGGTACCAGTCCTTTCGGCATATGCAAGCGCGATTAAATACGTACATGGCGCGCGAAGAATGGGACACCCTGGCCAAGCGGGTAAAAGGCCGGCGGCTGCTGCTCAAGTTCAGTCAGGAGCAGCTGGCCGAGTTTGCTGGCCTGGGCCAGTCCGACATCTCCAAGATCGAACGCGGGGACAGCCAGCAAACCGCGAAGATCGCGCAGCTGGCGCGCGCGCTGCGGTGCGATCCCCTCTGGCTGGCCACCGGCGACGGGGATCCGCGACCCGTGGCCACGGCCCTCCCGCAGTCTCAGGAGACATTGCTGGAGAAGTACGGCCGCACGCTGGTGGATCTGGAAGCCATCCCACCTGGCCGGCGGCACCGCATCCTGGACGAAATTACCGACGAGGCCGACCGGGCGCGTGAGGCGGCGGCGCACTTGGGCGCTTGGCCTGAAGCCACGCCTGCGCCAACGAGCGCCCCACTGGACCCTGACGCAACGGCCGCACGGCTGATCGCTGAGGGGCAGCGCCTGGACGAGATCGCGCGGCACAAGCGCACAGGGCGCAGGCTTAAGTAAATTTCCCACGGCCGTTTGGCCTGTTAACTATTTCACAACGGAGAGGCATGATGCTAGGGAAAACCTCAACAAGAAATGTTGCTGCAGCTCCTGAAATCTGGGCCGTGTCAGGAAACGATCGCAATCATCCAGTGGCTGTTGAAACGGGCGCTGAAGGCGGATGTACGGGGGGTGGCCCTGTGCTTTCGCACCGGGGACGATCGCGACGTGGTGTTCCTCACTGGGATATTCCGGAACAAGCCCGAGGCGGCGCTGGCCGCGGCCGAACGGCTGCACCAAAGGGCCGTGATGCAGCTGGACTTGTTCCCCTGACGGTGCTGGCCATGTGCGGGCTCCTATCGGCGTGCGCCTCTCACACGGGCATCGTCTCTACCGGGCCAGACACCTACCTGCTCGCCAAGCAGGCGGCCACAGGGTTCCCGGGCTTGGGCAACCTGAAGGCCGAGATCATCGCGGAGGGGTCGGCCCATTGCCGCACCGCCGGCAAGGAGTTCATGCTGGTGCGCTCCAGCGAGAGCGCGCCGCCCTATGTGATGGGCAACTATCCGCGTGCTGAGATCGAGTTCCAGTGCCTGCGCGCCGGGGATCCTGGCCTGCAGCGGCCCCGCATGGAGCCGGTGCCCAACACGGTCATTCAGGTTCGGTAAGCGCCATCATGAAAGCACTTGCACTGAGCATTGGAATGTTGGCCCTGGCCGGCTGCGCAGGCGTCACCGACGTCGTCGCCACAGGCCCGGACACGTTCATGGTTGCGAGTCACGGCACCATGGGATGGTCCTCGGGCAGCGCGCAGAAGGCCAAGGCGATTCAGCAGGCCGGCGACTACTGCCGCGAACGAGGCAAGCGCATGGAGCTTGTCCAGGCACGCGAAACGTCGCAGGGCGGTTTCGGCCAGATCGCCGCCGGTGAGGTCGAGTTTCGCTGCTTGCCGCTATGAGCGCCTGAGCCGCAGCTGACCTGCCCGCCTCGCGCGGGCATATTTTTGCGCGCATTTATTCTTTTGCGCTTGACGCCAGTTATTCCTTGAGGAATACTGGAGTCCATGAACACGCAACCGACCCGCCTCCTGATCGACGGCCGTCCCGCGAGAGCCACGGGCAACCACCTCGTTGCCGCCCAAGACGAACCGGAGTACGAGCCGCGCAGCCGCCTGTGGACGCGCGATGAGTTGGCCGAAGCGCGCCACTCCAACCAGGAGCACGCCGACTTCAAGACCCGCGCAGCGCGCGCCGAGATCGCGAAGCTGGCGCAGTACATGGACCACCCGCAGGTGATCGCGCTGCTGTCGTCGCTGGTCAACGCCTTCGGCCAGAGCATGGCGCTGCGGTGCGTGTCGGGGCAGAGCGCGCTGGAGTCGATCCTGGACGCGGTGGGCGTGCTGGAAGACGCAGAGGCGATCGATGGCTAGCGAGATCACTTTCAGCGACGAGGAGTTCTCCTTCAAGCAGGAGGACGTGATCTACCGCGTGCACACGGAGGTCGGCAACGGCTTCTCGCGAGTGGTGGTCAGTGAGATGAATGCCAAGGAACAGATGCCACTGGAATCGACAGGAGACGACGAGTGATCAAGCCTGTAACGAACCTCTGGGCCGAAGTGTGGCGCCGCGCCCAGATCGCCTACTACAGCCGCGCGCTGGCGGAAATCTGGCCGCTGCACGAAGACGTCCCGGCCATCGTCCATCGCCTGCACTACCTGCGGAGGGCGAAGTGATGTGCGACCCCCACGACTGCCTGCACTGCGCGCAAGGGCGCCTGTGCCCTCGTCGCCTGCACCAAGACGACGGCGGCCACCACATCAGCAACGGGCGCAGTAAGAGCATCGAAGTCGAGCCCGACCGCTCACGCCTCGCAATCAAGCTGACCGTCTGGCTGGTGGTGTTCTGCGCCATCGCGGAGGTGGTGGGCTTTCACCTTGCACTGCTGTTCTGAACACCAACGCTCAAACGAAAGGAGCACCCATGTCCGCCGAAGCAACGAACATCCTTCCCTTCCACGCCGAGAAGCGCTCTCTGGAGCAGCTGGTGGCCGCCTGGATCGAGGCCAAGCGCGAGGAGGACACCGCCAACTCCAAGCGCATCGCCATCGAGCAGGAAATCTGCGCGCTGCAGCCACCCAAGCAGGAAGGTGCGACCACCGTGGAGGCCGGCGGGTTCAAGCTCACCGTCACCGGGTCGCTCAGCTACAAGGCCGACGACATCGAAGCGCTGCGCAACATCACCTCCGGCTGGGACGCCAACCTGGTGCCCCTGCGCTCCAAGACCGAGGTGGACCCCACGGGCTGCAAGTGGCTGCGTGCCAACCGGCCCGAGCTGTGGGAACAGGTCGCCAAGGTCGTCACCGTCAAGCCGGCCAAGCCGTCGGTCAAGGTGAGCGTCTGATGGCCTTCGACCTGAACTCCATCAAGCGCGGCCAGGACATCCGGCCGCCCCGCCTCTTCGTCTACGGCGTCGAGGGCATCGGCAAGACGACCTTTGCGGCCGGCGCACCGAATGCCATCTTCATCCAGACCGAAGACGGCCAGGGCGCGCTGGACATCGCGCGGTTTCCGATGGCCACCAGCATCGACCACGTGCGCGAGTACCTGGGCACGCTCTACACCGAGGCGCACGACTTTGGCGCCGTGGTGCTGGACTCGGTCGACTGGCTGGAGCAGATCATCGCCCGCGAGATCGATGCCAAGCACGACGCCAAGGATCTGGCTTACGGCAAGGGAGCGCTCAAGCAGGCCGAGGTCTGGCAGGAGTTGCTGGGCGGCTTCAACGCCCTGCGCAACGAAAAGAACATGGCCGTGATCCTGATCGGCCACAGCCAGATCAAGCGTTTCGACTCGCCCGAGACGGAGCCCTACGACCGCTACAGCCCCAAGCTGCAGGAGCGAAGCAACGCACTGGTGCGCGAATGGGCCGACGCCGTGCTGTTCGCCAACTACCGCACCGTGGTCAAGAAGGCCGAGGTCGGCTTCAACAAGGAAGTAGCCCGCGGCATCAGCACGGGCGAGCGGCTTCTCTTCACCAGCGAAAAGCCCGCCTACATGGCAAAGAACCGCTACGCGCTGCCAGAGAGCTTGCCGCTCTCCTGGGACGCGCTGTCGGACGCGATCGCCGGGCGCGTTATCCCGGCGGAACCTGAACTGAAAGCAGCCTGAACCCGAAAGGAATCGAAACCATGGCAAACCTTGCATCTGTCCTCGGCGCCGCATTCGACGCCAACTCCGTGCAGCCCGACGAGGGCCGCGACTTCGAACCGCTGCCCGCCGGCCCGTATGAAGTGGAGATCAGCAACAGCGAAGTGAAAGACGCCAAGAGCGGCAATGGCTGCTACCTGGCGCTGGAGCTGACGGTCGTCGGCCCGACGCACACCGGCCGCAAGGTGTGGGCGAACGTCACGCTGCGCAACACCAACGCGCAGGCCGAGCAGATCGGCCAGGCGCAGCTGTCCGCGCTGTGCCGCGCCGTTGGCATCGGCGTGCTCAAGGACACCGACGAGTTGTTCCAGAAGATCCTGCGCGTGCGCCTGAAGGTGACGCCGGCCAAGGACGGCTTCCCCGCGAAGAACGAAGTCACCGCCTACGAAGGGATGGGGGCGCCGCAGCCGTCGCCCTCCGCGGCCCGGCCCGCGGCCAATGCGCCTGCGCCGGCTGCTGCGCCGAAGAAGGCTCCCTGGCAGAAGTGATGGCTGCTGTTCCGCAAGCCCTGCCCGCCACCGTGCGGGCCATCTACGAGGCATATGAGAAGCGCCGCGCAGATGAGCCCGTGCGGGGCTACTTGGGCGCCAGCACCATCGGCCACGCCTGCGACCGCTACCTGTGGCTGTCGTTCCGCTGGGCTGGTGCCGAGGCGTTCGAGGGGCGCATGTTGCGCCTGTTCGACCGCGGCCAGCGCGCGGAGGCTCGCTTTGTCGATGAGCTTCGCATGATCGGCGCCACGGTGCACGACGTAGGCGATGACGGCAAGCAATTCGCGGTAGAAGCATGCGGCGGCCACTTCCGGGGCCACATGGACGGCGCGGCGCTGGGCCTGCCGGAGGCCCCCAAGACCTGGCACGTGCTGGAGTTCAAGACGCACAACGCTAAGAGCTTCAAGGACCTGCAGGCCAAGAGCGTTCGCGAGTCCAAGCCGATGCACTGGGCACAGGTGCAGGTCTACATGCTGCTGACAGGCATGACCCGCGCTCTGTACCTGGCTGAGAACAAGGACACGGACGAGATCTACGCCGAGCGCATCCACCTGGACAAGGCCGAGGCTGAGCGGCTGATCGAGCGCGCGCAGCGCGTGATCGACGCTAGTGAGCCGCCGCCCAGGCTGTCCACAGATCCCGCATGGTTCACCTGCAAATACTGCCCGTTTCATGCGCAGTGCCACGGCACCGAGGTGCCGGCGGTGACGTGCCGCAGCTGCGCGCACTCGACGCCCGAGAAGGACGGTTTGTGGACGTGCGGGCGATACGACAGCTTCATTCCGCCTGCCACGGAAGTCACCGGCTGCAGTGAGCACCGCTACATCCCTGTGCTGCTGGAGCGCATCGGCAAGCCAGTGGACGCCGATCCCGAGGCGAACAACGTCACGTATCAGACCAGCGACGGCAGCCAGTTCACCAACGGCACCCCACCGGCAGGCTTCACCAGCGCGGAGATCCGTGCCTGCGAGGACAAGCGGGCGCTGACGGCGGTGCCGGAGATGCAGCAATGGCGAAAAGAGCTTGGCGCGCGGATCGCCCGCTAAGCGACTGGAAGACGCACTACAGGGAGATCTGGATGGCAAGCCCGACAACACCCCAAGACCGCATGCCGCTGGCGCAGTACGTGGCCGCGCGCCAGGTGCTGCGCGATGCGCTGGCCCGCTTCCCCGATGCGACGTGTCACTCCTGCATCCACTTCGCTATGGGCCGCTGCAAGCAGTACGACCAGGAGGTGCCGGCCGACTTCCAGAAGCAGCCCGAGGCGTGCGAGGGCTGGCAGTTTGATGCCATACCTTTTTAGCGAGCGTCGATATGCAAAAGATCTGTTTTAAGTGCCAGCAAATTAAGCCGCTCACCGAGTTTTACAAGCACTCGAATATGCGTGGCGGCTATTTGAATAAATGCAAACTGTGTACATGCGTTGACGTGCGCAAGAACCGCCAGGCAAAGGCAGATCAATACCGCGAATTTGAACAGCAGCGAGCAAATGCTCCCCATCGTGTCCAAGCGCGAAAGGCCTACGCCCAAACCGAGGCCGGCAAACAGGCTCGCTTGCGCGCCACAAGGAACACCCGAGAAAACCATCCTGAGAGGGACTACGCGCGTTATCAAGTCGCGTATGCCCTGCGATCTGGGCGGCTTCATCGGCAACCGTGCGAGGTGTGCAGCAGCGAGAGAGTGCAGGCACACCACGACGACTACAGTAAGCCACTGGAGGTGCGGTGGTTGTGTCGTCCTCATCACCAAAAGCATCACCATGGGGAGGCCGCGTGATGGAAGCCCTCGCCGCCATGGCTGACCAGCTCTCACGCGCCCCTGAGCCGGAGCCGCCGGACCCGAATGAAAGCAAGGCCGCACGTATGCGCCGCGAGCTGCGCGAGAACGGCGGCGCGCTCGCCAAGCACTTGGCCAAGGTCGCCGGCTTGCACAACTCCGGCTTGGTAGGCGGCCTTCTGAAGCACGACATCCAGATGGGCCGCGTGACGTTCAGCGAGGGTCGCTACTGGTGGAACTTCGATCACAAGGAGTCTCCGCGCGAGGCCCGGCCGGGGTTCTTCTGCGAGACCATCGAGTGGCACGAGGTCAGCAAGGTCGACTTCCCGGATGCAGAACTGACTGTTCTGGGGAGGCTGCGCGCTAACGAGGAGCCGGTGTGGCTGGTGTACTGGACCGGCGAGGACTGGCAAGACATCGACGGCCAGCCGGTGGACGTGGTGCGGTGGTGCAATCTGCCCAAGGGCGGGGAGGTGTGATGGGCACGATCTACGGCGAGGGTTTCGTGGCCGACCGCATGAGCACGCCCGAGCCGGTCGCAATCCGCTACCGGGATCGGCACGGCCGTTGGCGCTACCTGAACTACCCGTTCACCAAGGGCTGGACTTTCCCGCCGAATTTGGGCACGCCGGTGCCGCTGTACGAGCACCCGCCCACTGATGGCGTGACGGAGGGGCAGCATCAATCCTTTTCGCCATCAACCACTGATGATCCCGGGATCGGCCACGAATGACGGCCAGCGTCCTGCACCTCCCCACCAGCGCGCCGGCGGCGGCCGCGCCGGGCCTGAACCTGTCGCCCGAGGAAGTCCAGGACGCTGCCGGCGGCTATCTGCGCCCGGCCGACCAGCTGCGCGAGCTGCACGCCCGTGGCTTCACCCGCGCCTACATCCCGAAGGTGGGCCGCAAGCGGGTGATCCTGGAGCGTGCCCACTATGACGCCGTGGTGCGCGGCCAGTACGGACCGCCGGCGACCGCCCGGCCGGCAGAAGACCCAACGCCGCCGGCCGGGCCCGACATGGCCGGCCTCAAGGCCTTCTTCGACCGGAAACGCCGGAGGTAACATGCCCCGCATGGGACGCAAGCGCAAGGTCGACCTCGGCCTGGAACCCCGGGTCTACCCCAAGCACGGCGCCTTCTACTACGTCCACCCCCAGGGCCGCTGGGAGCGCCTGAGCGCCGACAAGGACGAGGCCAACAGCAAGGCCCGCGCATACAACGATCCCCACCGGCGCGCCGGAACGCTCGTGCACTTCTTCGACCTGTTTCTCCGGGCCGGCGAAGCCAGGGTGAAGGCCGGTGACCTGGCGCAGCGCACGCTGGACGACTACCAGGAGGCGATCGGCACCGACGACGAGCCCGGGCCGCTGCGCATCTACTTCGCACCGCCGCGCACGCCGCTGGAGGTGAAGCCCAAGCACGTGCAGGACTACCTGGACGCCGGCAAGGCCGCCGGCCGGGCCCGCCGCGCGAACCTGGAGCGCGCCTGCCTGTCGGCCTGCTTCGGCTGGATGCTGCGCACCGAGCAGTGCCCCGGCCTCGAGGTGAACCCCTGCCTGCGCGCCAGCGGGGTGAAGCGAAACGCGGAGCGGCCGCGCGATCGCTACGTCACGGACGAGGAGTACCAGGCGGTCTGGGACGAGGCGACGGCGTCGGTGCGGCTGATGATGGAGCTGTCCTACCGCACGCTGCAGCGCCCGGAGAGCGACATCGTCCTGTGGGACAGCAGGATCATCGTCCAGCGCGACGGCGCCAAGATGCTGCACTTCCAGCAGCACAAGACCGGCCAGTGGATGCTGATCGCCGTGACGCCGGAACTCGAGCAGCTGCTACCACATGACGACGGCAACGTGCGCCGCCTGCGCGAACCCCTGGTGCAGCGTCTGGACGGCGAGCACTACACGTACACCGGTCTGTCCAGCATGCTCAAGAAGGCCCGGGCCGCGGCGAACAAGCGGCGGAAGGCCCGCAAGCTGGAGCCGATCCCATCGTTCGGCTTCCGAGATCTCAAGGGCAAGGGGGCCACGGACATGTGGCGCGCAGGCGTGGATCTGCGGTTGATTCAGGCGCTGTGCGGGCACAAGCACCAGGCCACCACCGAGGTCTACGTGAAGCAGCGCTGGCAGGACGCCGTGCAGCCGAATTCGCGGGTGATCGCTGTCTAATATCCAGTGCCAATCGGGCTGCAGGCCGCATCAATTGAGGATCAATTGAAACGGTTTTATTAGACAGCTGGACGCCGGAAACCTAGATTCCATGCGGGTTAGCGGGCGATTGCGGCCTCGGGCTGTTAATCCGTAGGTCCCTGGTTCGAGCCCAGGTCGGGGAGCCAAATAAATCAAGGGGTTACGTGCAAACGTAGCCCCTTTTTCTTTGGCCTATTGGACGTTTTATTAGACAGCGTCCAATATCCAGTACTGGATGAATCGGCAGTCGCTATTCTTCCGTCATGCGCCAGGTCCCCGTTTCTCTCTATTTCCTCCCACCGAGGCAGGGCTCAGGCCCTCGCGCGCAGCCCTATCGCAGCTCGTGGAAGATGACGGCCGAGGAAGCCGCCGCGCTGGGCACCGTTGGCATCGTGCCGAACAGCACCGAGATCCGTAGCGTGCCCGACACGGAAGAGGAGCGTCGGCACAGCATGACGAACTATCAGTCCGCCGGCCACGACAGCGTGCAGCCGCCCAAGGAGCGTTCATGAGCGACACCGTCAGCCCCGCAGAGATTCGCGGCGCCCTGCAAAAGATGCTCGAGGAGATCCAGCGCGGCGAGGCGAAATCCGTCAGCTTCAAGATCCTGACCGAAGCCGGTGAGCACGCCTTCGACTTGCCCTTGGAGACGGAGGAGCAGCGGGCGGCCGCGCGGATCGGGATCCGGAGGATGCTGGACGACCTGGCCGGCTGATGCTGGCGATCCCGGCGCCCATGCGCGCCACGGAGGGCGGCAAGCCCTTCACGGACCCGGCCTGGATCTACGAGATCAAATACGACGGCTATCGCTGCATGGCCCGGGCCGGCGGCGGCGGCCAGCCGACCGAGCTGCGCACGAAGAGCGGCGTGGACTGCACGAAGTGGTTCCCGGAGGTGGCGGATCTGCTGTCCTCCCTGCCCGGCGGACCCCACGTGATCGATGGGGAAGCCTGCATCCTGGACGAGATCGGCCGCTCGGACTTCGAACGCCTGCAGACCCGGGCGCGCCGGCGGCGCTGGTTCGCCGGTGCTGACCAGGTCACGTTCTGCGCCTTCGACCTCCTCTACCTGGATGGCCGCAACGTCATGGCGCTGCCGCTGATCGAGCGCAAGGCCATGCTGCACCAGCTGCTGGCGCCGCTGAAGGGCCTGCTGGTGGCGGTGAGCGAGCTGCCGGCTGAGGCCGACCTGTTCAACCGGTTCGTTCTGGGCGTGAAGCTGGAGGGGTTCGTGGCCAAGCGGCTGGCCAGCGCCTACCAGCCGGGCGTGATCAGCCCCGACTGGCTGAAGATCAAGCGGCCGGGGTGGCAGGAAGGCCGCACATGGCGCAAGTGATCCGCGTCACTGCGGCGGCCGGCCGGCTGCGCCACGATGTCGGCATGAAGGAACACCGGGCCTGGGCGGGATTGCAGCACCGCGCGCAAGGCATGCGCGAGAGGGCACTACGCTGGCGCCGGCGGCAGGCGCAGATGCGCGCCAAATGAAAAAGCCCCGGCGCGAGGCCGGGGCAAGTTTGCATTGCAGCAAACAGGAGAAGGGATCAGGCGTTTTCGTGGCCCGGCACGCTGTTGAGAGGTGGCGCGGGCGGCTGGGTGGGTTCCGGGGTTTCCGGGTCGCCGGGCTTGCGCTTGGGCGGTTGCTGGTCCTTCGGCAGATGCTCGGGATCCGGGTTCGGGTTGCTGACGGTCATGGGGTCTCCCAGGGAAGGTGGTTGGGGTGGCGCGCTCGATCCGCCGCGCGCCGGTGGCGGGTTCAGGGCTGCTGCTGGTCCTGCCGCGCGATCTCCGCGTCGAAGTCCGCGAGCGCCTGGTCGTAGCCATCCAGCGCTTCCTTGACGTCCTCGGCCGTGACGTCGCCGCCGCTGGTGAAGGTTTCGATCAGCGGGGCCACGGCGGTGATCACCTCGAAGGCGTTGCTGATGACGGTGTCGTTGCGCGCCTGGTCATCGTCGCCCACGAAGGAGGAGATGGTCTGCACGGCGTTCTGGATCAGGGGCATGAGGCCCAGGATGACGGAGATGGAAGGCATGGGGTTCTCCTTGGTTACTTGCTGTCGACGGTCTTCTTGACGCTGGCGATGCTCTCCAGCGCGATGCGCACGACGTCGCTGACCTTGCCCCAGCAGGGGTCGGGAGTGGTCTTCTCGGTGGACCCGGTGGCGGTGCGGCAGGCAAGCAGATCCGTGTTGGCGTCCTTCAACCCCTCGAGCCCGGCGGCCAGGACGTTGCGGTAGGTCTTGGCCTGAGGCACGGTGATCTTGTGGTCGCGTAGCAAGGTGTTGGCAGTCACGGTCGCCGCGGCTCCGGCCTGCGCGCCTGCGGTGATCTGCGCCTCGGGGCTCGGCAGGCCGACTTGCTGGATGGCCGCGCAGCCAGCGAACAGGGCAGCAGCGAGGAAGAACGGGGCGATGGTGCGTTTCAGCATGGGACTACTCCTTGGATTTGAGCCACGCGGTGGCGGCGGT